GTTTCCACTTTGATGTTGGGCGTTACACCCTTAGGGTAGCTCTTGTGCTACTCTAACCGAGATAAGATCCTATCTATGGGATCTGGTAACTCCATTTGTCCCCTGGCTCGCCAGGACTAGATGAATGAAATAGAAATCTAGGTCCTTGAAAAGGATAACACACGTAATTGGTGATAACCTATCCGGCGGACACGTCGGGTCACTACCCGTGGTTTCAGAAGATAAAGTAAGCCGTAGCTTAGCCTAGCTGCTTTACACCACGATGGAAAGTGAAAACGTTCCTGAACCTTTTCTCCAATTTATAAGAAAAACTTACAAATGAATAGAAATCTATTTACAATCACACTAAAAATTAGTATGTTGCTATATGGAAAACTAGACATTAGTAAAAGTGTTGCTTCCTATTTCCAGTTGTTTACAACCTTGTTGAAACACCATGGTAAAGTGGGATGTGTAATCTATCTGAAGCAGATGAGATTGCACGTCACACGATACTTATGTGGTTCACCACTGTATGTAAATGACTGTAAAGTAGGAGTCGACAAATCTGGATGACCAAAAAGACTTTCTTTTCTTAAGCCTTTTGCCGATTCAAATCAAGGTAGACGATTTATATTGTCTATTCTTAGTTTAAGTCGAACATTAGTACTTTCAGAAAAAGAGTCAAAAGCTCCAAACTTTACAACGATCACTAAGCCTGGGCCAGCCAAGAAGTATATTATACCTCGTGGTGTGGTCCGTGCTTTCGTGAAGGAGTATCGTCTTTATTCAGTTAGACCAACATTCAAGGCATCGGATGTGTTTCTTAGTGTTAAAGGATCACCAACAGGGAAAGCTTCGCTTTCTGCTGTTGTTGCTATTTTAGCACTCGGATACAATCAGATGAATTGGATATTGGGTATAACCTGTGATAAAGGGAGTGAGTACTTTAGTCGTCTCTATAAATGATCTTTTGAGAAGGCCTTAACCTCCGAAGGTTGGGCTTCTCCCTACAAGGACACTGTCAAGACATTGATGTCTGGGCAGTTATCCCTTGTCTGGGATCCAGAGTGTAAGATAAGAGTAATTGCGATGTTTGATTATATATCACAATTATATCTTAGACCTATCCACAGAGCTCTCTTCTCCTTGTTGAAGAGACTCCCCATGGACAGGACTTTCACTCAAAATCCAAAAAGAGCATGAAAGGATGACGACCATTGTTTCTGGTCTCTAGATCTATCTGCAGCAACAGATCGGTTCCCAATACATGTACAAGTCGCACTACTTGAAGAAGTCTTCAAGGATGTGAGATTTGTCCAGTGTTGGGCCAATCTCCTTACAAAAAGGGATTTCTTAACTCCCGATGGGGGGACCGTCCGCTATGCGGTGGGTCAACCCATGGGTGGTTATTCATCTTGGCCTGCCTTTACTTTAAGCCACCATCTTGTAGTTTATTATTGTGGTCGTCTAGCCGGTTTCAAACGGTTCGATGATTACATAATATTAGGTGATGACATTGTCATTAAGAATGATAATGTTGCTCACTACTATAAGAAGGTGATGAAAAGTCTAGGTGTTGAATTGTCTCCAGCGAAAACACATGTTTCGAAAGATACATATGAATTTGCTAAGAGATGGTTCAAGGCTGGGGTGGAAATTACTGGAATACCAATGAGAGGAATTGTTGATAATATCAGCAATCCTTTCATCGTGTTTACAACTCTCTATGATTTCTTCAAAATCAAGGGAAATGTTTACACATATTCTAGTGATCTCATCTCTTTTGTGAATGATCTCTATCGAGGTCTTAAACTGCAGAGACTGGTACGTAAGAAACAAGAATCTCTGTTTGGGAGAAAACCCAAACCTAGATTTTTGGTTCAAAATTACTACCTGTCTCGTAAGTTTATACCTCGATTGAGATTGTTTGCTCTTGGATTGGACATGGCCTTTGGCTTCGCTACGGTCGAGCAGATGCGCTCCGCGCTCTGTTGACTATGCAAAGACTTAGGCCCTGACCAATTCCCCTGAGATTTAGAAATCCGTTCCTTTATGGACCGGGCTATATCTAAGGGATTGAGCAAGGTGACCACAGAGGTCATCTATTCTTCTTTATCAATCGTAAAAGATCTTAAGGCATCTTTAGATGTCTATAGACTTTCCGATGTAAATGAGTTTAGAGTGACTCCTGTCTTCAATGGTATTTATAACCATATCCAGTCTTGTCTTGAAACTGCAAAAGCATGAGATTCTCAGGAGATATCTCTTGCTACTGTAGCTAAAGACATTACTAGATTGGATATACAATCAGTCTTGGCTGGTGGTGAGAACAAAATCTTGGCACTAGCCTCCCCTGGTCGTATATTCATGAAGGGTTTAAACACTATGTGTTTTGAAGATGACGTTGTTTATGGAAGTTCCACTACGGAATCTACATGAACAGGTGATCTTTCACTACACAAAAGTGTTAAATCAGTCATTGCTGCAGCTATGGTCGAATTAGATCAAATCAATGAAGGAACTTATATAGAAAGAACTCCGGAGAGTTACATTTCTGCATGAGAAAACTTCAAGATTGATTAGAATTCGATCATAGGTCCATGTTCAAACAGTTTAATACGCTCTAATTCGGTGCTGGGTTTATCCATACCTTTATCCGATTTAGAGTTTGTGGGAGGTAGTGCTGGGTTTACCCATACCATTATCTTCTCCCTGTATTAGACTTTCTAGGACTTATAATAACTCATTAAGTTATTTGCAGTTTAGTGCAATAATGAAAGGTTAGAAAAAGTCAAAGACACGAACCACCCTCCAACGAGGTTGTAGGATGGGCATCTAGGAGTAATAGTAGAAATTTGATCTAAACAATTGAATTTCCGAAGTACATAATAATCAATAAAAGTACGGGGCTATGAAACTAAATGAAAGGAAGATTAAGACGAAATGCAAACTGGGATACCAAGAGCAAATTAATCAAGATCCGAAGAGAAATAGGAAACTACTATCTGGGCCTTTCTATTGCCTTCTCCTTCGAGGCTCTGCAACCTTTGCAAAGTTCGATGGAACCTAGCATAAGGTAGGTGGAATAGTAGTGTTGAGACATGGATTCGTTTTACTTTGTCTACCATAGTCTTGTTTCATACTAATGGCGTCTGCCGTAAAGCGGATGGGTCTCAACGTAGAC